TAATCACACAGCTTCGGTTGTAGCGTGTTCGGATACTATGGGATGTTCATTTGAAGTGAGCCTTCCATTTCGCCTAATTGGTCCGGCATCTAATCCTCGTATTAAGAAATAATGGCGTTTGATAAAGGATTCTGGAAGCCGAACAGAAAACAAGAATTATTTCTGTCGCTTCCTAATTCAATTTTTGAGGCTTTCTACGGAGGGGGTAATGCCTCGGGAAAATCAGACGTTCTACTAGTATATGGTGTTAATCATAAGTGGCATGAGAACCCTAAGTTCAAACAGGTTTTCATGCGACGGACTTATCCCGAATTAAAGAATGAAATCGTTCCGCGAAGCCGAGAGATATTCCCAAAGTTTGGCGGAGACTTTAATAAAACTGATATGCTCTGGACATTTCCGCGTCCAGACCAAATTGGTTCCGGTATGAAACCATCCGGAGCAATGATATTCCTCGGTCATTGTGAAACTGAAGATGATGCACACAAATACGATTCAATGGAAATCAATCTCTTTACACCTGACGAACTCACTACCTTCACCGAATTTATTTATCTTCATATCGGATTCACACGTGTTAGAACTAGTGACCCGGCATTACCAGCGATTATACGAGCTGCGGGAATGCCTGGAGGAATTGGACATACTTTTGTCAAGAAAAGATTCATTGCCCCCTGTCCAGAAGGTGGCAAAATAATTGTTGGAAAAGGAAACGTCAAACGTTTCTACGTCCACTCTACTGTTGCTGATAATCCACACGCCGACAGGGAATATAGCCAGCGACTTGATGGAATTCCATCAGAAGCTGAAAGAAAAGCACGCAAGTTTGGAGATTGGGATGCTTATCAAGGACAAGTCTTTGATGACTTTCGGGATAGGAGATATCCTGATGAGCCTGAACAGGCTCTCCATGTAATTCCGCCGCATGAAATTCCCGACTGGTGGCCTAAAATGGTTATCGGTGACTGGGGATTCGCGGCGATGACATACATAGGATTCTATGCGATATCTCCTTCTAAACGTTTATATCTCTATCGTGAGCTTTATTGGCTCAAGACTAAGATTGAAATCTGGGGACCGATTATTAAAGACTTCTGCGATAAGGAACATCCAGAAGTAATTAAATTCTGCCGAAGCGCGGGGCAGGAACGTGGACAAGAACATACTATTCAGCAACAAATTGAAACTGCAATTGGTAGACCTATTGAACTGTCTGATAATAGTCCGGGTTCTAGAGTATCTGGAAAGATGTTATTGCATGAATATCTGCGATGGCGTCCAAGACCAGTTATCTCACCCGTGGATTTACCAACCTATTCTGAGGAATACGCCATGTGGCTCCTCAGAAACAAGGGATTAATAGACTATAAAGCGTATCTTGCTCTATTCGACCCGCCAGAAGCGGAAACTAACATACCAAAACTGCAAATTTTCTGCTGCGATGTGAATGCAGTGAGTCATGAAGGGCATCCCAATTGTTGTCCTATCATGATTGAAGCAATTAAGGCGTGCAATTATGACAAAGCGTCAAAAGAGGGGAAGCCAGCGGAAGATGTCGCGGAGTTTTCTGGTGATGACCCCTACGATGATATACGTTATGCTTGCGATTCCGCTGAAAGATACTTTGATACAGCATCGGACCGATTCAAAAAGGTCCAAAAGCAAGAAGAACTTACACAAGCCCTAGCGAATAGTCAAGACTGGACTGCATTTTACCGAAATATGCGAAAACTAGAGGAAGCTCCTCCTATGCATGTTGTGGGAAGATTCCATCATAGGGGTGGTGGAAGAAGTAGATGGGGGAAATAAATGGCCGACGCTGTAATGCTTCCAACAGTTACTACAGTTCAGAAAGGAAATGTTGGTGCTGGTGAACAAGCCATCATCCGATACTTCCTTAAGGGAAATGTATTGCGAAATCCGGGAGATACGATTCGTATCACCGCGATTGTCGTGACTGCTGCTAATGCAAATAACAAAACTACTATTCTTTATTTCGGAGCACTAGGTATTGCTACCCGCGGACCCGCTGGCGATAATAACTCTGTTCATGTTCATCAAGCGTGGGTAACTAGAATGCCCGATGGAAGTCAAAGGGCAACTGGAATGGTAACTAATCTCACTTCTTCCTCAACAGTAGTATTCAATAGAGACGTTCTCAACGAAAGTCTGGACCAACCAGTAGAAATTAAACTAACAGCGCAGGGGACAAATGACAATGATGTCGTTTCGCGATTCTTCAAAGTTGAATATCTGCCTGTTAATGATAATTTTGAGTATAACTAGCTGCACTAAGGTTTACAATGAATCTCCTACTTCACCATCAGCAACAGTTGCGCCGGGAACTCCAAAGGTTGCTGATAAAATTGAGTTTCGTGTATTTGGTCAGCAATTATCTGGTCCGGTCAACGTTAAAATTACTGACCCAATCAACGGAAACACACTATATTCAGGTGGAGTTCCTTACTTCGCCTCATTTACTTCAAATCAAGACTCCATATTTCTGTTCATTGAAGCTAATGCTCTTGGCACATTCAGCACTTCTGGGTTACAGGTTCAAATATTCGTCAATGGAACCCTATTTCGCGAGGCATTCAGTCAGGGATTTTCGATGACATGCCAAGCATCAGGAACTTACAGGAGGACAAATGCACAAGTATCATCTAGTTCTAAGTGATGGAAATGAACGTGACGTAACTGCCGCTGGTGTGCAGTTCGTCGGACCAATCCTATCATTTTACAATGAACAAGGGGAACCTACTTTGGCCTATTCCGAGGGGGAATGGAAATACGTAGAGTTAGAGAGACTAGATGACAAGGAATAGTGAACAAAGTCGAGCTTACCAAGCGAATGCGGTTACTCTTGACCGATATCAAGAGAATGGCTGCCCAAAGCAAGTATCTTGGTGAGGACTGCACAGAATTAGAATGCATAATAATGGAAATGGAAGTCATCTATGGTAGGATGGTAGATGACTATATGGCAAGACAGATTGCTACTTACTTAAGAGAAAAGGAAATCAAAATTGTTCGCGTGGCTTCAAGAACTGCTTGAGATTAGATACCAGAATCGTGTCCGAAATCAGAGGTTACGTGAGGAACTAGCCACAGTAAATAAGGTTTGTTCGTCATGTGAAATTCTGAAAGAGGAAAATAATGCATTGCGATTGGACAATCAACGGCTATTAGATAGAATTCTGGAAAAGCCTACTCCCGAACCTGAGAGAATGGTAGCCCCAGAACCTATAACTAGACCTCGAATGCATATGAACTGGAAAGTAAAGCAACAAATGTTAGAGGCTGAAGATAGACAAAGGGCTGCTGCTATGCGTAATGCTGCTCAGCCTGATACTGTTGAAGATTTGGAAAAGGAATTGGATATAGTTTCCGCGGAAAGAGAGGCTAATAGTGGCGCGTCAGCAACAGCAGGAAAATCTAACTGAATCTGCGTCACGGTTAGGACGATTCGCGGGTTCTACTCAAACTCAACAGGGTAAATCTGACCCTATTAAGAATATTCAGGAATTTGCAAAAGCGGAGAACGAGCGGAAACGTAAAGAGGAAGAAGAAAAGAAAAAGAAGGCCGCTCAAGTATCCACCGCGCCTGCTCAAGAGGAAGGATTTCTTTCTCGAATGTATAAGAAATACGTAAGTCCTTATATGGGAGGGAGTCAATGATTACACTCGTCCTCTCGTTGGCGTTAGTTGGATTCCTCGTCTGGCTAATCATTACTTACATTCCTATGCCTGATGTTTTCAAGAAGGCAATTATTGTTATTGTTGTAATTCTTCTGATTCTTTACGTGCTTCGCGTTCTTGGCTTCCATGATATTCCGGTGCGATAATGCCATACGACGAGGTAATGCACAAGTTCAAGCACGGTGAGTTACATTCTGGTTCCAAAACTGGAAAGAAAGTAACTAACCGTAAACAGGCAATCGCCATTATGTTGTCTGAAAAGAGGGCGGCTGCTGGCGGAAAGAAGGAATATCAATCCAAGAATAAAGTTAAAACTGGACCATCTGAAGCAACTCGTAAGAAACACATGAAGGAATAACATGGCTGGAATCTCAACTGGTCCATCATTCGCTCATCGTATGGCAGGAGCTACTAATGCTCTTGCTCAATCTATGGGTGGTCCTCTTGGTGAAGCTGCTAAGGGAACATCCGCATTTCTAAAGAGGCGTCCACAGTTTGGCGTTCCTCAAATGCCAAAGGCACAATCTGGTATTCCTGCCGGACAAATGCCGGGACAACAAATGCCAATGCCAATGACACCGGCATTGCCTATTGATACGGGGCCATCAAATGCAATGGGTGGAGGATACGGAGGAGGTAGTAACCCCGGAATATTTAGTGGGTTGTTTAATCGACCGACCGGATACGAACGTCCTCCTATGGCTGCTGGTCCAACTGACATTGGTGGATTGTTCGGAAGATATAACCAGATGGGTCAATTTCCAAATCGGCGATACTAATTAAAATGGCCGCTCCATCTGAGAAAATTCAACAGCTTCTTAAAGAAGTGGTGGACCACTTCGATAAGGAAGATGTCGCTATTCGTGAGCGACAAATACGCACATGGAGAAGGCTGAAACTTATCTGGGAAGGATTCCAACGCGCGTGGTATTCAGAAGTTGCCCATGATTGGAGAATATGGGACTTCGATTATCAAGGCTCGGATACTGAACAAGCTTACTATGACAAACCTGTCAATGTATTTCGTGCCTATCTCGAATCCATTATTGCTGCACTTTCTGTTACTGTGCCTGCTATTAAGTGCTTTCCTGATGATGCTGACAATACTTTGGACTTGGCGACGGCAAAGGCAGGAGATAGGATTGCTCTACTGGTCTCTCGCCATAATAACGTCAATCTTTTGTGGCTTCATGCTCTTTTCATCTATTGCACTGAGGGAATGGTAGCTTGCTACAATTACCCAAAGGCTGATAAGAAATACGGAACATACGAAGAAAAGAAATATGCAACTGAGCAAGAAAATCATCAGTATACTACTTGTCCAAACTGTGGATTTCAAATAGCTGATGAGATGATGCCGCCGGGCCAAATGCAAGACCCTGCTATGGCTCAGCAGCAAATGATGATGCAACAGCAATTAGAACCAATTAAACAGAAGGCTTATCAGGCTAAGGATGAATTCCAGCCTGATGATGACGACGTGTTAGTTCAGGACATGGTTCAAGACGAAGGAGAACTTTGTCCCAATTGTCTAATGATGATAGCTCCTGAACTTAGTCAGGAAACTCTCATCGTTGAGAGAATTGTTGGAGTAACTAACGCGCCTAAGACTCGTATGTGTCTCGAAGCATACGGTGGTCTTTACGTTAAGATTCCGAACTACGCAAAGAAGCAAGAAGATATTCCTTATTTAATCTTTGAATACGAAACCCATTTCGCGAATGCTATCGAAAGATATGCAGACCTTCATGGAAAATTAACTCCTCATAAGATTTCTGCTTCAGCGGGTGCAGTTCGTGACCCATATGCTGAATGGGGAAGATTGAATCCACAGTATCAGGGTGAGTATCCTCAGAATGTTGTGACTGTTCGGAATGCGTGGCTTAGGCCATCAGCATTCAATATTCTAGAACATCAGGAAGATGTAGACCTCCTGAAGAAACATTATCCCAATGGTGCGAAAGTCGTATTTGTCAACGATTGTTTCGGAGAGGCTTGTAACGAAGCTCTGGATGATTGTTGGACTCTTACTCATAATCCTAACTCTGATTTTCTGCATCATGACCCTCTTGGGTTACTCCTTGTAAGTATTCAGGAAATAACAAACGACCTCATATCGCTCACGCTTCAAACAATCGAACATGGTATTGGTCAGACGTTTGCTGACCCTGGAGTGCTGAACTTCAATGCATATCGCCAGATGGAAAGTGTTCCCGGCGGTATCTATGAAGCTACGCCGAAAAGTGGTAAATCAATAGGAGATGCATTCCATGAGGTAAAAACTGCGACGCTGAGCGGAGAGGTGATGCCGTTTGCTCAAAACATCCAATCAATGGCACAGTTAGTGTCAGGTGCGCTACCATCACTTTTTGGTGGTGCATTAGAGGGGAGCGAGACGGCATCACAATACTCAATGAGTCGCGCACAGGCATTACAGCGACTTCAGAATACTTGGAAGATGTTCACCGCATGGTGGAAGGAAATATTTGGCAAAACTATTCCGATGTATATTAAGGAAGTCAAGGAAGATGAACGCGACGTTCAACTTAACAAGGACGGAAGCTTCATCAATGTATTCATTCGTAAAGCCGACCTTGAAGGTAAAATTGGTAAGGTTGAACTCGAATCGAATGAAAATCTACCTGTTACGTGGTCGCAACAGAAAGATGTGATTATGCAGCTTTTGCAAGCTGGTAATCCTCAAATTCTGCAAGTCCTCGCGGCCCCTGAAAATCTGCCAATCATTCGCGAGGTAATCGGTCTTACTGATTTCTATGTTCCCGGTGAGGATGACGTAGAAAAGTGTTACGAAGATATTCGGACACTTCTCCAAAGTCAGCCAATTCCAACTGGCGACCCAATGATGCCGGAAACTGCATCAGTAGAGGTTGACCCCGATTTTGATAATCCTGATATCACCTTCGAAATAGTTCGTAAATGGGTTATTAGTGAGGCTGGTCGTGTAGCCAAAATTGATAATCCAGAGGGTTATCGAAATGTGTTGCTGTATGGTAGACAGCTTAAATTCTACCTAACACAGCAACAAATGGCAGAACAACAACAGCAAAATCAGCAGGGTGAGTCTGGTAACTCCAACGATACAACGGAGCAAGACCAAGAAGCACCCATAATGGGAGAAGAAAATGTTGGGACTGTTCAATAACTTGTTTTCACCGAACGATTCAACTGGAACGTCTACTGCTCTGGGAACCCCTACGTCTACAGGCGGCGGTGGTAAAACTTTTGGTCAGGGAAAAGTAGGTGGTGTCGAAGATACCATCGAATTTCTTAACCAAGAAGATGAAAGTCCGGACAAGAAAGACGTTATTGACCTTACTCCAAAAAAGACTAAGGAACCAGTTCCGGAAGAACAGGAAGAAACTCCTGAAGAAGAATCGGAAGAAACTGATGAACTGGATGAAATAGAACAGGAATTAGAAGGTCCACCTGAAGATAAGTTGGAGCTTGTAACTCCCGTTCGACGCAAGGAAATTCTTGCGAAGTATCCAAATCTATTTAAGGACTTTCCACAACTAGAAAATTCCTATTACCGTGACCAACAATTCACGGAAATGTTCGGCACTGTTAAGGATGCACAAGCAGTAGCCGAAAAAGCTGAAACTCTCGACAAATTCGAGGGTGAAATTCTCGATGGAAATATTCGTAATGTTCTCAAGGCTGTCAAGGAAGAATCACCAAATTCTTTCTTGAAAGTTGTTGATGACTGGATGACTACTCTTGCTGATGTTGATGAACGTGCCTACATGCATGTTCTAGGCAATATCACCAAGCATACTATCATCGCAATGGTTCGCGAGGGGCGACGTTCAGGTAATGAAGCCCTTCAGAATGCTGCTCAACTAGTTAATCAATTTGTATTTGGTAGCAGTGATTTTGTTCAGCCTACTCAACTATCAAAAAACAATACTCAACAGAATGACCAAGATAATGCTCAAACTGAGCGTGAGCAAACGTTCCTCCGCAATCAGTTTAATACTACCAAAGAGGACTTGGATTCTCGTGTTAACAATACCCTGCGCAACACGATTGAAGCTAACATTGACCCCCGTAAGTCTATGTCAGACTACGTGCGGAAAAACGCATCTCGTGAAGCGTTGGAAAATCTCGCTGGACTAATGGAGCGAGATACTCGTTTCAAATCCCTAGCTGATAAGCTGTGGGAAAACGTTTTCAAGACAAATTTCTCGAAAGATTCTGTCGAGCGCGTCCGTTCGGCTTATCTCAGCAAAGCAAAAACACTGTTGCCTGCAGTCATTAAAAAGGCCCGAAATGATGCTTTGCGAGGGACAGGCCATAGAGTTAGGGAAGAAGAACAAGAAGAATCGACCACAAACCGTGGTCCAATTGCAACTGGTGAGCCGCGCACCCGTAGAACCGGCAAAATTAAAGAGGGTAAGGATATTCCGAAAGGAATGTCTACCCTGGATTTTCTGAACTCCGATTAGCTCAAGGAGTGTTAGATGGCCGTTACTGCCGCTAGGTCAATAGCTGTAACTTTTTCTGGTGACATTAACGCCACTAATACCTTTCCTGCTGCATCTAATGGTGCTTCTCCCGGTTCGGTAACGATTCATACGTTAGCGGCTGGTGATAACACCATTACGGTGCCCACTGGTGGAGCTACAGTCAAGGGAGCCACGATTATCCCTCCTACTGGGAATACTAACTCACTAACTTTGAAAGGTGTGGGTGGAGATACTGGCATTGTTCTATCAAAAGTAGACCCTGCAAGTATCTCTTTTGAAGTGGCACCTGCTAACTTTGTCCTGAATGCCGGTGGAACTACTTCCGGTGTTCGGATAGTTTGGAGTTAACCTGTGGCTGTTGTTGAATCACAGGTAGCCGCACTAGAACTCGAAAGAGT